CCGCTGATCGTGCCGATCACCAGATAGGCAGCGTTCCAGGTAAGCGCTGAGCCTGAAGCGGTGAACGTGCAGTTGTACGTGCCCGCCTCAAAGCGGTCTGTGGTGGTGTTGAAGGCCCCCGCTGGGATTGTCCACTCGCACCGTGCATAGCCCGAGCCGCTGCGCTCTACGGCATCCCATGCCGCCGTGTTTGAGCTGAGGTTGGGGGATCCCGATGTGGTTGTTGCTAGGCATAGGCGGGCTTTCTTGCCGGCATAGTCCCCGGCAAACAACCGTTCGGCCTCGTAGGGGGTCTGCAGCATTGCGGCAGGCATGGGCGTTCCGTAACTGCTTCAGTTTTCCCGGAACAGCGGAAAGTTCAGAACCTGCTTTACCGTCTTGGGAATGGCTTGGAATCCACTACATAAGAAGTCGTTGACCGGCACATGGCTGTCAGCCTAAATTCATCAATAAAGCCATCAAGGGTGCCAAAGCCAAACAGGTCCCCAATGGCGCCGGCCGAGAAATCAAACGAGCCCGTTAGCGTCCTCGTACCGAGAAGTGTTCCACCTGCAAAGAAATAAACGGTTGAACCGCTTCGTGCCCAACGCAGTGCATACCAAGTATTAGCTACAGTTGCAAAGGAAACTGTCTGAGACGCGCCGTTATACATCGATAACTCCGCCTCGCTTTCCCTTGCAAATTGCATATTTACAGTTAAGGAACGCCCGCCTAGTATCATGTCCTTCCTATTTGCAACATTAAATCGACATCTAGCATCTAAAGTAAAATCGCCGGTAAAGACCAGGCTAGAATTGTGGGGCAGAGCTACGCGTCCGGCGCCCGTCATGCTTAGCGAGCTGCCACCAAATACGGATTGCGCTGTAGAAATTTGAGCACTTCCCGATGCTGTTAGCGTGAGTCCCAGCGGGCCTTCATCAACAATAGTCGTAGACCCATCGGATCCATTAAATCCACAGAGCACGATTACCGATGCAAAGTCGGGATCCGCGGCGTCTTCATCCAAAATAACACCAGACCCGCTCCCCGCAAGCAATACAAGGGTTTCAGCTGACAGGTCCGCAATAACTCCAGACCCACTACCTGCAAGCAACCGCTCTATGAGTAGTTCACCCGAGAGATCCGAGATCACCCCAGACCCGCTGCCTGCAAGCAACCGCTCTGGGGTGATCTCGGCAGACAGGCTTGCGATAACCCCAGACCCGCTGCCTGCATACAACTGCTCTGGAGTGATCTCAGCTGACAGGTCTGCAATAACCCCAGACCCGCTGCCTGCGGTTACTACTTTCACCAATTCGGCTATCGCCCCTGCTCCGCCGCCCGCCAGCACCTCCATGGCCGGCTGCCGAATCCATGGCAGGGCGGTTGCTATCGCCCCGGCGCCACCACCGGCTGCGATCGTGACGGTCTCGTGATACGGGCGCAGGACCGCGCCAGGGGTGACGGTCCGCGGGAACACCGGAGCCTGGCCCGAGGGAAGGGAGGCGAACAGGTTGCTCAGGTTGGGGCTGGTAAAGCTGAACCCGTTCGGGATGGCGATGGCGTTCGCGGGCTTGGGGTTGGCATTGGTGGTGGTCGCGACAGGGGCAGGCAGCGACGTGGCGCCAGGCGGCAGCGGAAACCACGCATCAGCCACGGCGCCATCCACCGCCCCCCAGAACAGGCAATCTGTCGTAGCCGTCACCCCCTGCGGGTCGATGTTGTAGGTGGTCCCGTTGGTCCTGAAGGCGGCGGTGCAGCCGTTGAGGCGGATGAACACAAGGCCCATGGGTGCGACTGGCAGCAGCTCGGGGAGCACCTGGATCCCGTTGCCGTTCCGGTGGCCCAGCAGGAGGCGGTTTTCGGTGCGGGCATAGTGGAGCGCCGCCTGATCGGCATTGCTCTTGATCACGCTGTACGTGCCGTTGGTGCCGCCGGAGTAGATGATCCGATCGTCGGGCACGTAGGGCGGGCTCAGTTCAATGCTGGTCTGGCTGGTGGCTGATCCCACTGCCCACGTTGCCGTGGAGGTGGTCTCAACGGTGGGGGCCTTCTGGTTGGCTGCCGCGGTGCGCTCGGCCTCGCTGGGGCGCTTCTGGAGGCCGTACTCGCGGCCGGTGCTGATTCTGACCCCGCCGCCGGAGTTGACAAGCTGCTTCGCAATGCCAAGCAGCGGAGTTAGGCGGCTTTGATCTAATTGATAGCCAGCATCGCGATACCGCGACATGGTTTCCTGACCGTCAACTGTGCTAATAAAGGGGGCCAGTGATAAGGTGGTCGCTTTAGTTGCGCCTGCCGCTTTGTATCTTTCGTACCTGACCTCTCGGTAGACGGATTGATACTGGGCGCCATAGCCAGCGCCACGGACAGAGATATAATCCCCCTGATACCCCAACGAAGTTCTTAATGGACCCTCGGGAGAGAACTCTATTGTTTTTTCTAAAAGCAATTCTCCGTCATCGCCGTATGTGTAAGAAGTTTCGGCGTATACATCAGTTGCCCATTGATTTGAGGTTAGGGTTTTGCGAGCAGTTACGCGGTCTTTGCTGTCGTAAGTCGTCTTGGTGATCGTGCGAGGAATATATCCTATCGTTTCCTGCAACTGATAAGCCTTGACCTCGAAAGCCTGATCCATCACGGCTCCGTTTAAGATTTTAGATTTCTCGCCAAACTGAACAGATCGCCCTACCCAAAAAACCAGCTGCCCGTTTGCGTCTTTGCGTTGACGGAAGACCAAGTTGCCATCTTTGTCGACAACCGGGCGCAAGACATATTCTGTCCACTGGTGAATATATTTCTCGGGAGCGCCGTAGCTCTCCTCTAGTTCCCAGTTGCGCTTGCTTAGCTGGTCTTCATCAAGATTAGACGGCGCAACCAGCTTCAGGCTGGTGTACTTGGCATAGACCGCATCACCCGGCAGGTCACCGGTATTGATTGGGTTCAGGTCAATCAGGTGTTCTTCGGTCAGCAGCGGTCCGGTTCCCGTCTCACCAGGAGCCTTGTTGATGAACTCCACGAGGCCTGCTGTGGTAATCCGCACGGCATAGCCTTCAGAGGCGGCCAGCTTGCCCAGCTCCTCCACGTAGCCGGCCGTCAGATCAAACTCCTGCCGGGTGTAATGGTTGGTGAGTGGGATCGTCCCGGCCGCTGTGAGCCCCAGGGCCGCGAGGATCTGCCCCACCAGCCAGCTGGCAGGAATCGCAGGCGCCGCGGCACGCCAGACCGCCTCCGGGGTGCCCGGGTTGGCCTGGCGTGTGGTGAGGCTGTCGGGCGGCTGCTTGCGGGCCTCCATGTAGGCCAGGTCACAACCCACGCTGATGCTCGTGATCTTCCCGGCGAGGGGGTTAGCGAACGACGACAGCACCCGCAGCCGGCACGGGAGCCGTGCAATCCAGTTCTGTCCATCGCTGTAGGCCAGCTCCACAATGGTGCCCGGCGCCGGCCGGTAGATGCCAGAGAGGTTCACCGTGCCTTTCACGGTGATCACCCCAGACCCCTGCACATGGCTCTCGGCGATGCTGCTGGCCTGCTCGGCGAGGGGGCCGAGGTTGCACCAGGCATAGGCGCGAGCGTCGGTCATCGGTACTTCGTCACCGCGAAGGACACGTCGTAGTAAGTGCCGATCGTGCCGCCATCAGCGCGGCGCCTGGCCACTGGCTCCGACCATTCGGTGGGGAACCACCCGCCCGCGGAGGGGCTGGCGGAGGAGGTGGTCTTGAGCCATGTCTCCAGGGCCGTCAGGTTGGCGGCCGTCACCCACCCCTGCACCCGCCGCGTTTCGGTTGGGGCCAGCGGCCCGGTGATCACGTGCCGCCCGCCGGGGGTGAGCGCCAGGGCCGGCAGATCGGTGAAGCCGTCGGGCCGAGCGGTCAAATTCACGGTGGCGCTCCCGAAGGTCAGGGTGCCCAGGCTGAGCTGCGCGGCCTGCTCCGCCTCCTCTTCACCCTGCCGCAGCAGGATGGCCAGCGACTGGGAGGCGTCCACAAGGGTGGTGCTCACCCGGCAGAACATCCCCGCCATGGCGATTGAGGGGGCCGAGGCGAACCAGCAGGGCACCGCCGAGGCCCACGCAAAGCCCGGCGCGGCGCCGGTCAGGCCCACGGTGGCCCCCACCGCGCCAGTGAGCACCGGGTCATCCTCCAGGATCTTCACCGCGTTCCAGGCGGCATAGAGGCCGGCGATCGTGGCCCCGTCTTCGCGGTTCACGATGCCCGAGAGGGCCCACCGCCTGGCGGCCCGGCCCCGGCGCACGTCCACCTCGTCGTAGCCGAAAGGGTGCTCCGTGAGGTTCGGGAAGGTGTAGGTGGTGCCGCTGTAGGAGATGGTGATCATTGGAGGCCCTGCAGGGTGCGGAGGAAGCCGGCGTTGCCGGGCAGGTTGACGGTGACCTCAGGCCGATACGACCGCATGGTGCCTTCCAGGGCATCGATCGAGCGCTGGAGGCGCCCCAGGGCCGCCGCCTGCGACGCAGCGCCGCCACCCCCGGCAGCCGGGGCCATGCCAGCCAGCAGGGGGGCGGGTCCGCCACCGAAGGCGCCCATGGCATCCAGCCGGGCTGTGAGCCCCGCGGGGAGCACCATGCCGGGGGAGGGCGGGCTCCAGGAGCCGTAGGCCGGCGCATGGATCAGCGACAGGGCGCCGGAGCGGCTCAGGAAGCTCTCCGCGCCCAGCTCGTTCACCTGATACCGGCCGCCCGGATCCACCCCGCCGCCGGCCCAGCGGGCAGCAGGGGCGTTGGCGAGCTTGGAAACGGTCTGGAGCAGGACATTGGCTTGGGCGTTGGCCGTCGCGAACCCATCGGCCAACCCATTGGCTGCATCGGTCGCGTTGCGCAGGGGCTCGGGCAGGCCTGATGCTGCGGCGTAGATCTGCTCCACCGGGCCATTGCCGGCCTGGATCGTGCCGACGAACACCTGTCGCAGCCGATCAACACCAGCAGCGGCCTTGTCCACTGCAGCCAAGGCGCCCCCTAGGCTCTCTTCCCATCCCTTGCTGGCTGCTGCGGCCCGCTGCTGGTTGGCGGCGGTCCCCTGCTGCGCTTCTTGTGTTTGGCGCTCCAGCCCGAAGATCATTCCGAGGTTGGCCATTCGCTCACGCTCAATCCCGGCCAGCGACTGCGCGGCCTTGATGGATTCCCCCTGCAGCTTGATTTGATCGTTGAGGAATGGTTTTTGCAGTGCCGTGGTGCTTGGATCCGCCAGCTTGCTGCGCAACTCAAGCAACTGTTGGCGCTCCTGCAGAACCGCCCGATCGGCCGCCCGCATGGCACCCTGCTGCTCCAGGAGCTGTCCCGCCTGCTTCAGCTCCAGCACCTTGCGCTCCATTTCAAACCGCTGTGCCGTGGCCTCAATGCCGGATCTCATGCTGCGGTATTCGATCCCCTCTCCATCCCGCTTGATCGCCGCAATCCGCTCCTCTGCCTGCTGAATCACTTGTGCGTTTCCCCCGCGCTCTCGCAGGAACTGCAGCTCCTTCTCTGCCAGGCTGAGGCGGTTGCTGTTGCGACTGCGCTCCACGTCAAAGCCGCTTTGAGTAAGCGCCGCCTGAGCGCTGGCGAGGTTCACGTAGGCATCGGCCACCTGTTGGATGGTCCGCAGGCGTGCGGTGTCTTGGCCGGCGATCTTGTCGGCCAGGCTGGCACTGGCCTGCTCAACCGTGAGCTTGCCCTTTGCTACCTCCAGTTGCTCCTTTGCGGTGAGCACCCGCTTGCCGTCTGCGGCAACCTGCCGATCCAATGTTGCCGCTAGATCCTTGTTGATTCTCTCGCGTTCAATATCAAGATTCCTGACTTGAATTTGCAGCGGCAGCAGTTGGCTGCGGAGCTTGGATGGATCGGCACCCTTGGATAGCGCTATGGCGATGTCAGCTTGCAGGCTGCTGAGTTGCCGCAAGGCCTCCTCTCGATCAATCACGGTCTTAATTCCGATCTTCCTAAGATCAATCTGGCGCTGATAAACATCCAAGGCTTCGTCTATGTCTTTCTGCTCGGGGGCGCCAACAGGGAGGCTGATCTTCTTGGCCAGCAGCCCCTTTACCCGCTTCTCAAGCTCAGCGAGGTCCTTGGCGCCTTGCTGAGCCACCGGGGAGGCGTCCGTCACTTTCTGCCCTTGGTCGATCTGTTGCAGTAGCTTGAGGTAGCGCTCAGCTCCATCCACCTTGGCCTGCAGTGGCGCCTTTTGCCGATCCCCTTCTCCCAGCTTGTCATACTCCTCTCTCAGCGTCTTAAGTTCAGCCTTCGCCTTATCAATGCTCAGCTTGATCTCCAGCGGTCCCTCAACTTCTCGCAGTTGCATGTAAAGCTCATTCACCCGCTTCTGTGCCTCGGTGGTATCAATGCCCAGTTTTTTCCCGTCTGCAATCTCTTTTTGAAGCTGCGCGATCTGATCTTTCAGTCCGCGGGCCTTGCTGCTGAGTGCTTCGGTTTCCTGGCCTGTCGCCTTGATGTTGTTATTGAGCACCGCGTACACGCCCACGGCGGTTGCGGCAGCGCCGACCAGTCCAGCGATGAATCCACCCCTTGCGGCGCCAGAGGCCAAGGAGGTGAGCACAGCTGTCCTGCCGAGTTGAATGTTGAGCAAGCTCAGCCCGGTTGCAGCGATTCCAGCGGCTGCGGCGATACCCCGGAACACGAGGACGCCGGCCCCCAGTGCGATGGTGGTTTGAACCAGGGTTTTGGTGGTCTGATCCATCTCCTTGAACGCCCCGGTTGCCAGCAGGATCCCGGCGGTGGCGGCGGCCACGATCGCAAGGCTCCCCCCAATCCCGGCCACGGCCACACTGGCGGCCCGTGCTGCAACGGCCAAGCCCGCAAGCCCGCCGGTCTGGGCCAGCACCAGATTGAGCGCGGCAATGCTGATCGCGGCGCCCGTGGAGGCAATCCCCAAGGCGATCAGCGCTGCCCCGGTGTCCTTCACCGGCTTGGGTAGGCCCGAGATGGCCCCGACGGCAAGGTTGGCCGCCTGCACCAGGGGCCGGAGCCCCGCCGCCATCACCCCGCCGATGTTGTTGCGAAGGCTGTCCATGGTGCCGGTGAGCTGCTGGATTTCCAGGCCCATCCCAGCCATGGCGGTGCGAGCGGTATCGGTGGCGCCTTTGCTGTTGCGGAGGTCCGCGAACATCTTGGTGATGGCTGAGCTGCTCTGGTTCGTGATTGACAAGAACTTGGAGCCCGCGTCATCGCCGAACAACACATTCGCCAGCTGCACCTGATCGGCCTGGTTGAGCCTCTCCATGCCAGCCTTCAACCGCAAGAACACCTGTTCCAAGGGCAGGAGCTTCCCGCTTGCATCGGTCACGGTGGCCCCGAGCTTGCCCATCACTTGCTGCAGTCGCTCCTGGCCGCGCACGAGGCCCAGCACCTCAGGCGATGCGCCCCCGGCCGCCTGCTGCAGCTTCTGCAGGCCGGTGCGGAGGCCGGTGCCGGCCACGCTGCCTTGGATGCCTGCGTTGGCCATCAGGCCCGCGGCGGCGGCCACGTCTTCCAGGCTCACCCCGAGGGCTTTGGCGATCGGCGCGGTGTACTCGAAGGTGTAGCCCAGACCTTCGATCGAGGCGTTGCTGCTGTTGGCCGTGTTTGTCAGCACGTCCACCACGCGGGCGGTCTGATCCACCTCCAGCCCGAACCCCCGCAGGGTGTTGCCCACGATGTTTCCGAAGCTCTCGAAACTGGTCCCGGTGGCCTCGGCGCCACGGACCACGCCGGCCAGGGCCCCCTCCACCTCAGAGATGCTGAAACCGGCCCGCACGAGGGACGTGGCCAGCTCCGCCACCTGTTTCGTGGTGCCGGCCGCGTCAATTCCTACCTTGTCCACGATCTGGCTGAGCCGCTGATAACCGCCCGTTTCCCCCGCGGCGGCGGCAGCCAGGCGAAGCTCACCGTCCAGCTCCAAGAAGCCCTGGACAAGGCCCTTGACGCTTCCCAGGGCGGTGCCGGCGGCGTCGGTGAGCCGGCTGGTCAGGCTGACGGCAACACCGGTGACGGCAGCCTCCAGCAGGTTCATCCCCGCGGCCGATTCCCGCGTTGCGGCGGTGGTCGCGGATTTGAAGGCGTCTACCGCCTGCTTTGCCTCGGCAAAGCCCTTGTTGACCTTGCCGATCTGATCCAGGGTCTTCTGGGGGATCACGTCCCCGGAGACCGTCTCAAACTGCAGCTTGACCCGGTTGAAGCGGACCCCGGCCTCCTTCGCGGCCTTCTCCGCCTGGCTCACGAGGTCGTTGAAGGCCTTCTGCGCCTGTGCGCTCAGCCCCTTGCCGAAGTCTGCCCCGGCCTGCCCGCCAGCCCGCTCCAGCTCGCGGGCGATCTCCGCCTGGTTCTCCAGCAGGAGGGCCAGCGATACCTGAAGATCTGACACCCGAGCCGCGCCGCGCTACTGCTGCAGTTTTCCCGCTGTCAGGGGCGCTGCAGCACCGCCACCGGGCACGCCCACGTAACCGAATGCTGCTGCAGGCCCGTGGTGAGCCCATCAATCGTCACGTCCGAGGCATTGGCCCCCGGCAGGAGCTGCAGGAGGCGGTTGATCACCGCGAGCTGGTTGCAGGCGCCCCCGGCGGTGGGGGGCTCCCACTGGGTCACCGACAGGCGGAAGGTGGGCCGCACGTCCACCTCCCCGGTCTGGGTCGGCGTGGTGGCCGTGCCCATGGGGGAGCGCCAAACCACGATCTCCACCCCTGCAGGCTGCGTGGTCGGCTCCACGGCCTCCTTCGGCCAGAAGTGGGCCAGGGCGCGGCGGGTGGTGCCATCGCCCAGCACGTGGACCCCTAGGAGGGGGGTGAGCACCGCGTCGGCCGCCAGGAGGTCGAACAGGGCCAGGGTGGTGGTGGGGAGGGGCATGGTTAGCGGCGGCCCTTGCGACCTTTTATCACTCGTGTTCTGGCATTTTCAAGGTTTGCCATTGCCCTATTGCGATTGCTACCTGAAAGGCCAGGCATGATTCCAATCGGCTGGCGAACAACGACAGGAGCAAGGCCTAACACCTTGCCTGTGGTTCGCTGGCGGTTGTAAATAGCATTAGCAGCGCTCCTGACAATAGCGCTCCTTGATTCCATCTTTTGGCTTAAATAGGTTGAGTTTTTTGGGGCCAATGCACGTTGTCTCCTTGCTTTGACTCCGCTTTGGCTTGTGTCAACCTTTTTGAACGGCTTCACCCCCCTCCTCCGCGCCAACACCCCCGGCTTCATCCCCCGCGGCTTGGCCACGGTCCCGGCGGGGCGGGCGGAGCCTTCAATGCGGGCGCGGATGCGTGGACTCTTGGGGCTGGGCTTGGCGGGGGTCGCCCTGGCCTTCATCAACGGCCCGCGACCGGGGCCCTTTGTGGGCACCCTTCCGAGGATGGCGGGCTTGGGTTTGGGCTTAGCCTTCGCCTTGGCATTGCGGACTGCCCGGCGCACGGACTCGGCAAGGTCCATGCGTCCCTGTCCGCCGGTACGCTTGCTTTCTCGCGTAGAAGCCGCCAAAACAAACTTGCTGGCCCGGTCGTAGGTCTGCAGCAGGTTTCTGTTGCGACGATCCGAGCCTGTCGCCTTCCGCAATCCAGGCCTGTTCGCGTCAAGCCTCGCAATGATCCGGCCTGCCTTGGCATCGCTGATATTGCGCTTGGACTCCTTTTTGGCGGGCTTGGCGGAGTCCTTGGCCGCCACTGCAGGCTTGGCCGCCTTGCCTTTCTGCGGCTTGTTGTTATCAACAGCCTGCTTGCGACGCGCCGCCAGCGCCTTTTTGTCCATAGACCCAGTAAGCGGCGAAAATGTAGCCTTTCGCCTTGGCGTGCTACCGCTGTAGTAGCCCTGTGCCCCCTTGGCTACCGCATAGCCAACCCCGGCCCTCGTTCTGGTGCTGGTCCCCCTTGCCGCCGGGCCCTGGAGTCGCTTCTCGTTTGCCTGCGCTCGCTGCAAGGCCCGCTGCTGCTGTCCGGGGCGAGCACGGGAGAGGCCTGCCGCCGCCGCCATCCGCCCCTTCCGTGCCGCCGCCAGGCTCCGCGCCACCATCCCGCGCACGCCTCGGCCGCCCTTGGCGATCGTGCCCGCCCTGGGCACCGCCGGGCGCATCGAGGCCAGCTGCGTGGCCCGCTTGTTCCCCTTGGCCGTCTTCAGTCTCCCGCCGCGCACCGTGGCCCCGTTCCGGCCGATCCCGCTGATCCGCCCGCTGTTGTCCCGGTTCAGCCGGTTCCCCGCCCTGGTGGCCGCCCGCCGGGTCGCTGGGGTGCTCCGCTTCGGGGCCCCGCCGCCTGGCGAGCTGGCGAACCGGCCGCTGTTGTCGCGGGTGTAACTGGTGCGGCGGCCTCGTGGCATGGCGGAGCGGTCAGAGCTTCTGCCGCAGTTTTCCCGCTGGCCCAGTTATGGATCCTCTCGCCGACCTGATGCTTATCTGGATTTGGGTAGCTATTCTGCTGCCATGCCAGCCCCCGATCCTGTTGCCGGTTTCCTCCCTGCGGACCCCGCAGGCATGGAGCTGAGCACCGCCCAGGCGTTTGAGATTGAGCGCATAGGCCGCCTCCTTGACGAGGTGGACGACGTGCTGAGCCTCCGCAACCTGGCGAAGCTCCTACTCCAGTCGTGGTACGCCCAAAAGGCAGCCACGGCCTGGGCGATGCGCCAGGGGATGCGGCGATGACCTGCGGCCTCGTTCGGCTGATCTGTGAGGAGCCAACGGCCCTCCCGCCCGGTCAGGAGGGCAGCAGGTCGCTGGTGGTGGACGTGCCCCCCCGAGCAGGTCGCCGCCGAGGTGGCCCGGCTGCAGGGCGAGGGCTGGCAGACGATCTCCGAATGGCCTCTCTGATGAGCACCAATCCCCCCGATCTCCAGTGGCTAGCCCCAGCCCGGCAGATCGTCGCCGAGTTCGAGGGGTGCCGCCTCACCGCCTACCCCGACCCCGGCAGCGGGGGCGATCCCTGGACCATCGGCTACGGGCACACCGGGTCCGACGTGGTGGAGGGCGCCGTGATCACCCAGGCGGTTGCTGAGGGCATGTTGACCACGGACATCAACCGCGCCGCCGTCGAAGTGTTCCGACTGCTCCCGATGGCCGGGACGTGGACCCCGAAGCAGCAGGCGGCATTGATCAGCTTTACCTTCAACGTGGGCCCCAGGAGCCTGGAGATTTCCACCCTGCGGCGGCGCCTGTTGGCCGGCGAGAACCCCGAGGCCGTGGTGAAGGCCGAGCTGCCCCGCTGGAGCAAGGCCGGGAAGAAGATCATGGCGGGCCTGGTGCGGCGCCGGGCGGCAGAGGTGGCCCTGTTCGTGGCCGGCGCTCCCGCCCCTGTCACGATCGCCACGCCACCGCGCCCACCTGGTGGCCCCGCCCCCCAGGGCCCGCCGATCTGGTCGCCGGGGACGGTGGGCCCGAAGATCCGCCCCACCCTGAAGGCGGGTGATCACCACCTGATCGCCAACGACGTGAACGAAACCCTTACGGCCTGGACCCACGACGGGCGCCGGCTGTGGAGGATCCCCTGCTTGTGCCGCGGGCAGGGGAGGGAGGCCGAGTGGAACCGCACGGGCACCGACACCCCGCCGGGGCTTTACCGGATCAACCCGAAGGGCGTCCACCGCGACTACGAACAGGACCCGACCGCGGCATTCACTCCCGATCGCCGCGCCTACGGCTGGTATTCGTTTGACCTGGAGGGGCTGGAAGGGCAGGAGGGGCCCACATCACGGCCCTATCGCGACGGGATCATGCTGCACGGTGGCGGCAGCGCCTGCGGCTGGCCGGGGGCCTGGAACCCACGGCAGGAGCTGCACCCGACCCTTGGCTGCATCCGCCTCCACAACCAGGATCTCCGCGATCGGATCCTTCCCCTGCTTGACCTGGGGACCGTGTGGGTCAGCGTGCTGCAGGAGGCTGTATGACCCGCCGCACCTACGACGACGCGACCAGGGAGACGCTTGCCAGGGCCATCCTGGAGACCCCCGCCGACATCGCCCACGCGGTCATCGGCCGCCGGCTGGATATGAATGCCGAGGCGGTGCGCCGTGTGCGGGTTGGCATGATGTGGGCCTCCTATGCGTCAGAGCTGCCACGCATCCCCGTGGCCGACATCGTTCGCACGTGCCGGTCGTGCCGCCTGTTTGAGGAGAGGCCATATCGGCGCACAACGGGCGGCACGGAGCGAAGGTTCTACGGCTTCTGCAGTCTTCACTTCCCCGAGGCGACGGACAACCACGACTGGGCTCGATCCTGCGAGGCCTATTGCTGCAGCGAAGGGGGTCGGCCATGAAAAAATCCGCCTTCACCGGGATCATCACGCCTCGCGCCGATCGGTTCCGCCTCGGTGACTTCTGGGCCGGGCCCAATGGCCGCACCTACACCCCTCGCGGCCTGCCCGACCTGCCGGGTCACGTGTGCTTGATCCCCATCGGCGGTGGCCCCCACGTGCTGATGCGCCGGGATTCGGTGCGTGGATTTCAGCGGAAGAAGTGGGGCGGGAAGGCATGAGCGATCACGACCCCTGCCGACCACTCACCAGCCACTAAGCCCATGAACATCTTCCACCTACTCCGCCAGCTCCGCCTGTACGCAATCGCTCAGCGGCTGGTCCCATTCCCCCTGCCCGCAACAGAGCGCGAGCTGCGCCGCTGGGATGCCCTCGGCGAGGCCTACGGCGCCCTGCTGGAGATCAAGTACGCCGACAACCTGCAAGCCGCCCGTGAGCTTGCAGGGGATTCCGCCGATCGCGTTCGTGAATACTGCCGCCTGCCATGACCACCCCATCCCTCCCGCCCGACATAGAGCGCTGCCCCGGCGTGGGCGAGCAGGAGGGCCATGAGTGGTTCTGGCGCGAGGGGTGCCACGACTGCGCCCGGCGCTTTGACCTGTTCAGCGGAGCCCCTCCCGGCTCGCCCACTATGACCCCGCCGCCAATCGTGGTCTTTGAGTGCGAGGCCAGGCTGAGCTTTAGGGATGCCCGGCTGATCCAGTGGGCCCGCGAGGGATAGGCGAGCTGGCGGCCTCCACCGGAAGCGCCCGGCCCGCCCTGGCGATCACCACCAAACCTGCTGCCCCGTCCGTGCCTTCATGGCCCGGCTCCAGCCCAGAGCCGCCTCGTCCACTGCTGCTATGGCCGGCAGGGGGCCGCAGGAGAGCAGCAGGTGGTGAGCGATGCCCCGGATGATCTCGTTGGCCTCGGGGTCACCGATCCAGCGCTGATGAATCAGGGCCGGGAGGTAGTAGGACGACTTCCAGACGGGATCCTGCCGCAGGCCACGGGGGCGCGATGCGGCGGCGGTGCGCTGCTGGAGGGGCTCTGCAGTGGCGGACTGGGCCACGCCGATGGACTCCAGGAACCAGCCATCCATCCAAACGGCAAAGGCTGGTGAGATCCAGCGGGCCAGATCGACGGCCAAGCGGGGATGGATCCAGGTGCCCTGCAGCTCGGGCCGGCCGCCCTTGACGATGTGAATCAGGCCGTGGATTCCCGAAGTCGGAATTCCGACCTCGGCTGCGCCGCAAGGGATCTGAATGCCCAACCCCTCGGCAAGGGCGCAGACGTACTCCTTGGTTCGGTCATTGGCGGAGTAGAGCGTCCACCGCTTCCCGCCGGCCTTGCACATGGCCGTGGCGTTCACAAAGCCATCCGCCTCGCGGCGCTGAATTGCGCAGCCGTTCCACTGCCGGGCCTCGATGCCGGCCGACAGCAAAGCTGGGCCGCAGTTCGCGTTCTTCATGGGTTATCCCGCTCGAAGCGGGAAGTAGTGAGCCCCTGGCATCCCTGCCAAGGTCCTCAAAGCGTAGGGCTAATCGCCCGCGTTTTGTCAAGCGATTGTTACGCCGGGTCGTTGGATGAGGTTTCAGGGAGGCCACTACAAACCCCCCACCCCTGCCGTAATTCCCAGTCAGGGACTGGTGTTGTATTCGGGCCAACCCGGACTGCCGCAGGTTACCCCAGTCGAGCTGGTGCGAAACCTGATGCTGTAATGCTGCAGCGCCCCTGTCCAGACTTGGATTTAGATAAGCTACCAAGGTCATTCACAGCCAGCGACTCCATGCCTACCGCGCTTGCCCCTGATGCCACCCTCGCACCGTACGCCGTTGAGGTTGACGAATGCACGGCACAGGTGATCAGCTGCCCGCACTGCGTCAGTAGCTCTGTCGCAATGATGACACCCATTAAAACCGGGCAAACAGAAGGAACCATCTTGGCCGAATGCCTGGCCATCCCCCTGCGCTGCCAGGACTGCGGCACAGAATGGCGCATTGAGCTTGTCGCTCACCATGGCAGGAACCTCAGGCCTCTTGACCTTGTGATGCAGATCAGGAAGGCCTCTTGATACATGGCCGCGCCCCTGTCCAGATTTAGACTGCTTCTGAATCACCACCCAATTCCCGATCACACATGGACACCCTCAAGGCCATCGCGCTCACCCTGATAGTGCTGCAGGCCTTCGCCTGCGGTGCCTGGTTCTACAGCCTGTGGATCAAGGCGGCCCCCATGACCGAGGTCCTGGTAGACATCGACCCTGACGCGGTGGAGCGGCTGGAGGCGATGGCCGCCTTGCAGGGGGTCACCGTTGACGAGCTGGCGGAGGGTCTACTGAGGAAGGGGCTGCAGGCGCCGAAAGAGGGGTGGCCCTTTGTGCCGCCCCTGTCCTGACCTAGACTACTGCGGGATGCTTCAACAAGGCCCAGGGGAGTCAGAACCCCTGGGCTTTTTCATGCTCACCCCTCGCCAACCTCTCGCCCCTGGCTGATCAGCAGCGCCCGGTAGTGCCCCATCACCACCCCGAGGCTCCGATGCACCAGGCAGGAGCCACCGGAGCAGACGCGCCACAGGCGCTGCCCTGGCCGGCTGTCTGAGACCACCAAATGCACCTGACCGTCAATATCCACTTCAGGCGTTGTCGTAGATGGTGTGAACCTGGCCCAGCACCATCAGGCTGGCGCCGTACTTCACCAGAGCGCCTGCATCGCCCTCCTCCTGCTTGGAAGTGATCCGGCCGTAGCAGAGCTTCTTCTCAGTGGTGCCACCAGGCCCGACCCGCAGATACTTAACGGCGAGCTTCTCAGCAACACCCAGCTGTCGGATCACCTCCATGATCTTGTGATCGACCGATTTATGCACGGTCATACCCTTAAAGGCGATGCTGGAGTCGGTATTGATTCCGATAGAGATTGAAGCGCCGCGGGTTACCTGATCGTGCGTGAGAACTTTCTCGTCCTGTTCCTGCGTCGAGAGGGGGGCGCCGGTGACGTTGAGGAGCTGGATCGGCTTGCCGGTTCCATCCAAGGGGTAGAGGCCCGTGGTCACGGTGCCAGCGGCAACGGCGGCTGAGGTGATGTTGGCGCCGGTGAGGGCATAGCTCACGGTGAAGGGGGAGGCGGTGGTAACCCCCGTCACGGTGAAGGTGCCGTTACAGCTCGCGAAGGAGCTCGGAAGGGCGGCCACGGTGATCCGATCACCCACGAGCACGCCAGCAGCGGCGTTGAGGGTCAGGGTCACCACGTTGGCGGCGAGCGCCGCATTGCTGACTGTGAGGACCACGCCGTTCACGCTCAGCTGGAAGGTGGAGGCCTCCCCACTGGTGCTCACGGTGGCGGCGCCGCTGATCGCGTTGGCGGTGTTCAGCCAGGCGCTGAGGTTCGCACCGTTGTTGGCGGCGGCGGCAGCAGCATCTTCCAGTGCCACGGATGCGAGTCGCATTGGGACGATGAAATGCTGGATATCCAGCGCGGCGGCGTAATCAACGGTCGAGGACATGGCCAGGGGGTGGTTTCTCTACCTGGAGTTTTCCCGGCTCGCCAGCACCAGCACCGCGCCGGCCTGGGCAGCGGCAAACGATCGCCCCGGCACCGCATCGGTGGGCACCCGCAGGGCCACGACCTCGCCGACCTCAGAGGCGAACTCCCGCACCCGGCCCGCGGCACTGGCCTGGGCCACGAGGAACCCGCCCCAGTGGCCTGCATCCACCCGATAGGGGGCCAGGAGGATCACATCCTCGGCCGCCCAACACAGCCGCGGCGGTGGGGCGACGCCTCGGCCCTGGGCCTCCAGATCGGCCAGCCATGGGCCGTCGAGCACGAACCCCGGCAGGAGGTTGCGCTCCAGCAGCTCCAGCAGGGCGGCGCCGGCCTCGCTCGGGGGGCGCGGCTTCTCGGCCACCTCCACCCAGAAGCAGAAGTCCCGGAGGCTGTAGGGCTCGGGCTGGGCTTCGCGATTGCGGTTGGTCTCGGCGAGGATCAGGGCGATTTGGGCGACGCCTTTCTCTTCCCGGTGAAGCCTTTCGCGTTCGGCGGCGTGGCCCGCCTGGAGGGCCTGGAGGACATAGCCGGCGGGGAGCTTCCCGAATCGCTCGCGGCTGAACTCAGGGGCTCCGGGCCAGAATCTGCGGCAATCCCAGAAGGCTCGGGCCCAGTCGGGTCGGTCGCAGTCGAGCCGGCCACCTCCTGCAACTTTCCCAGCGCCTCCTCCAGCGCCCGCATCTCAGCCGCCGGGTCCTGCTGCAGACCAGCGCCGGCCCGCTCCTCCTCCTGCTCAAAGGCGTGGAGGATCCCCAGCAGGGGGGCGGGGAGCCTGCGGGTCTGCTCGTCGGTCCAGGCGGGCTTGATCCGGTTCAGGATCACGGTGACGGACCGGATCACGACACGGTTGGTGATGGCCCTGGCTTCCACCAGAAAGGGGGCGATGATCCCGGCGTAAAGCACCTGCACCGCCTCTTCCTCGGGGCTCATCCGGCCGATGCGGGCGCCCTGCTCCTGGGCCAGCAGGCGGGTGAGCAGGCCATAGCAGCGGTGGGCGGGGAACTCCAGGGCTCGCGCCTGCACTCCAGGGTGCTCCGCGATCCGATCTGCATCCGCTTGCATGGCATGAGCCAGCTCCACCGCAGCGGCGGTGATCAGGCGATAAAGGGCGTTCTGTGGGTCAATCTCCCGGACCCCCTGCATCTCGTCCACAGTGAGGTAGCCCAGCCGGGGGATGGTCATTTCCCCGCCGTTCCACTCGATCGTGGCGGTGGCCTGCTCGGGGGCCTGGGGGGCGGTTTCCCAGGGGAGGAGATCAAAGGTCATTTCAGGCTGCGGAAGGCTTGGATGAATGATGCCCGGTATTGGGCCCGATAGTCATAGGGCTCGATGCCGGGAACTTTGATGGTCCCGATCACCGCCGAAGTCCAGGGCCGGGCGGGCAGGTTCACGAGGGGGCGGGTCCTGTCGCCCCAGGGATGGATGTTCGCGCCGTAGTGAACCGCCGTGGCGTAGCCCACGGCCCACCTGAAGGTGCAGAGGTTGCCGCTGATCTGGAAGGAGTTGCTGGCCCGCAGGGTGCCGAGGTCCACGATGTTCCGGGGCGATCCCACCGGGCGGCCCCTGGTGCGGCTGCCATCGCGGCGGAAGGCGCCCCCGCGCATGGTCACCCGTGGCCAATCCCATGCCTTGGTGCCCAACGCATCCTGAAAGGCGCTGTTCAGCTCGGGGAACACCACTCGCGCCGCCGCCTCTGATGCCCGCTGCGCCCTGGTGAGGGTGGCCGGGTTCACGCGCACCGTGGCCCTGGTGCTGACCCTCATCGCCCCGCCGCAAAGGTGCCGGTGAACTCGTCGCCGGCTTCAACGCGGATCAGGGCATCAATGCCGCCGACGCCCGAGAGGGTGGCGATCGTGACCCAGCCGCGCTCCGACTCGGTGGTGGCCGGCAGGATTGAGAGATCGCCCATGAACGCCTCCAGCTTCTCGCCGCGGGGGAGCCCCGTGGGCCTGAGGCCGGTATCGGTCCAACTCCAGGCGCCCCCCTCGTCCAGCCAGTTGGCGCCGGATGGCACCACGGCCCAGCGAGTGATGTTGCCCTCGATGCCGCCCGAGCCGATGGATCGCCCGCCACTCTCCCGCTCGCCGCCGGGGTCCTGGGCCTCAGCAAAGGCCTCGATCACCACCAGATCAGTGGCCCGCTGCAGCCCCTCCCGCAGGCTGGTAGCCGCTGCGGTGGGGCGCCGCCAGAGGAGGCGGAGGTTTGCAAAGGGGGCGAAGGGGGTGGGCATGGGTTAGCGGCGGCCTCTCGCGGCGTAGTCACGCGCAATGCGAGCGTTTAGCCCTGCGGTGGTCGGTGAATTGAGCCGTTGCTCCTGTCTTTTCAGCTCGGCCTTGGATGGTGGCTTTTGCATGTCAAAGGCCCGTTGCCTCGCCGCCTTTGCTGCACGCACGGCCCTGGCCTCAATCTGACGATCCCTGAAGCC